GGCTTGAGAAGTGGTTACGGTTCTGCTTCATTACCGGCTCACCTGTCATAGGGTCAGTAATAGGCTCACCTGAAAGGAGGTTTACTTCAGGCTCATCATACTTAAAGTACTGGTTTTTATGCTTATCTAGAACAGTTTTCTTGAAAGTACTAAAGGTAAACGTATCGTCACCACTCCACCATTCGGTGTATGTAACCTTAGTTCCCACCATGTTTTCCACCTCAGCAAGGATAGTTTGTTTATGCTTTGGGAACATTTCAATCAGCTTGTCAGCGGTAACTTCGATACGCTCACCTAGCCATCCTACAAACTCTCCATATGCATTTACGTACCCGTCAGGGTCAAAAACAAAGTTCTGAATGCGGCGGTTAGCTACGTCTACGTCACCATTTTCAGTACCCTGTACGTTTACCCAGCCATACTTAAGTACACCAAGGTGGTAGATAGACCACTGACGTACTACCATAGCGAGCTTACGCTTGAATACTAGCTGGTCGCTATGGAACGCAAGCATTGTCTTTACTGAATCTGCTAGCGCATTACCTTCAGGGGTATTATCACACCATACTACTGGCTCAGGATTCTTAGCTAGAGCCGCTGAGAGGAATGTTTCTTCAGCCTCAAATTGAAGGTTAGCTGCTTGCGGTTCTGTACCTGTAAGCCACTGTCCGTCCTTTTTCTTTCCTAGGTAGCTCTTTAAGTTACCCTCCCAGATAGGCTTCATTCTAGCCTCATAGGTAGCGTATTTCTTTTCTAAGTCATCACGTATCTTAAGGAGTTCCTCATCTGACATGTGAAACGCCAGTGCATCGTAACGATCACCAGCTTGTCCTTCTGGGCTTTCACCGTTGTTAGTCGGTACTTTGTTTATTGAATTTTCAACAAGGTCTGTTACCCCTGCCACATTAAGTGAAAGAGGATTTGATGGGTCGGCCATGTGTTTTGATATATATTAAAACTGAACGCCGGGAATGTTTTCATTATACGACACGATTCTCTTTTGAGAAAGAACCTGGAGCAAAACTGTTGATAACTGGTGTGTCTGCCATACGTCCTGTAGGTAGTCCTAAACCTTCACCTACGATAGTAGCGGCATTACCTCCGAATCGTTGCATACCAATCATCGCGTAGTTTAACGCGTGTGCAAAGTGGTCTGGACCGTTACGCTTCCATACATACTCACTACCATAAAGTGTACGATCATCCTTTCCTTTCTGTTCTTTGGCTACTATCTTTTCACGGTAGATATTACCAAACATAGCAGCAAAGTCTGACCATTCGTCTTTGGTTCCATTAAGTAAAATACGTCCTGTGTCACGTAGTTGTTCTACCATAAGGGTCATGGTGCGGTTACGATCTACCCGTACCTTCCAATACTCGGTGTCTTTCCCCCACTCTATAGGTTCAATACTCTTTCTGTCTTTGTTGTAGAAACAAAGGAATACACGGCCTGGATACTCTGTTTGTAGCTGGCGTACACCAATAAGGTCACCACCCTGGTCAAATACAGCTATAGATTTAGGCCATCGTTTTAATAGTTCTTTAATCCGGTCGTATGGTGTTCGTGAAGCGGTTATTTCACTGTCATGTTCATAGTAAAAGACACCGTCTTTATTCATACACACAAAATGAATGCCGTGGCCGGTGTCAGCACCAATAACCACACGTTCTGTCTGTGGGTTTACTATATCTACACAGTTACGTAGTACTACCTCAGGGTCAATGCGGTCATCTGAGTCTACGTATGGAAGACCTAGTACGTAGTTATAAAAGTATTGTTTATCTTTTAAAGGGTCTTTGTATGCGTTGATTATCTGGGTGGCTGTCTTGTTATAAAGCATTAACTGGGATACATGCCAGCCTGAAAATAGATACCCACCGTCTATTTCTCCTGTCCAAACCACACCGTCTTGGTTCTTCCATCGGCCTTTAAACGCTCTATCCTCCTCGCTTAACTGTTGTTTACAGTGGCTACAGATATATATTTCACGGTCTATATCTATGTTTTGTGGCCACTGTAGGGTTTGTTCAGTGTCACATTTAGAACAGGTTATATACCACTCCTTTTTATCTGACTGTTGCCAGTATACGTCTACACCATGTCCTGATAGGCTAGGGTGACTAAAGTACCACCGCCAGCCACCATCTTCCTGGGCTTGAAGACGGTTCTCATACTGCACGATTACGTTAGGATCTGACGCATCTACCTCGTCATGGATATTAAGCCCTGACGGAATCATCATGGCCTGCTTTGAGGTGAAGGTACCTCGGTAAAATATCATTGACTCGCCTACTGACTTTTGTTCTACCGTGTCGTGGTCACGTACCCAATCCATTAAAATAGGGTTTTGAGCAATAATACGGTTGAAAGAACCTCCTACCATGTCCTGTACGTCTCCTTGAGTAGGTAAAGTATAGATAATCTGTCTACGTAGGTTTTTAGCTACCCATAGTGATTTAAGGGTGTTCATTACGGTAGCACCAATCTGGGGTGGCTTTAAAAAGGCTTGGCGTGGTGACAAGTCATTATAAATAGCTACTAGCCACGGTCTTTTATCAAAGTCTAATGGTAAGCCTACTTCATTCTTTATTTCATTTTGAAGTGTCCAAGTATATGGCATTAAGTTAGCAGCCTGAGCTACTTCCTCAGCTGTATACTCTTCACCATCAATAATGATTGGTTCATCCATTGAGTTTCTTAGCTAGTTTCTTTATACGTTCGTTTGGTTCTACCGTAAGGTTTATTTGTGACACATCTGGTGTCTTGCCGTAGGTACGATCAGTAATATCTTTATAGAATTGAAAGTTACCTTTAAGAGCGTGTTTTAAGCCTACTTGTTGTAAATGTATCTCTAGCTCTTCTGGTGTCATTTTGTTTGCTTCAGCAAGTTTTATCATTGCTTCTCGCATGACTGTTTTAAAGTTCCTACTACCTAAAGGCCTGCCTGGTCCACCTGGTGTCAGGTTAGCCAATGACCTCGATTTTCCATCGATTATTTCGTTGTCTTTTGCCATAAGTGTGTTACATCTTCATTATTCAATATAACTGTTGGATTGTCCACATAGTCTACGTATCTTTGTACTATTACGTCTACGTACTTTGGGTCTAACTCTAGTCCATAGCAGTGTCTGCCAGTCTTTTCTGATGCTATTAGGGTTGATCCGCTACCTAGAAAGAAGTCTATAATAAGGTCTTCTTGTTTTGAACTGTTAGTAAGAGCTTTTTCTATAAGTTCAATAGGTTTCATTGTTGGATGTGCTTCTGACTTAGCTGGTCGTTTTACGTTCCAAATAGTGTCTTGTTTGTTATCACCATGCCACGAGTGCGCTCCACCTTCTCGCCATCCATATAAAATAGGTTCATGTTTCCAAAAGTAATCAGCTCTACCAAAAGTACTGTTATCTTTAGCCCATATACAAACAGATGAAAGGTAGAAGCCTGCATCTCGAAAGGCTTTGGTAAAGTTTACACGTTCAGTATCTGCGTGACAGACGTAAATCGAAGCACCAAGTTTCATCGACAAAGCATAAGAAGAATACGCTTTGAGTAAAAAGTCGTAAAAATCCTCCATTTCGTCATTTTTAATCATTTCGCGCTTTTTACTACCGCCTTCATAAGCAATATTGTAAGGAGGGTCTGTGAACACCATATCTGCCTTTTTACCATCCATGATCCTCTCTACATCCTCTAGCTTGGTACTGTCCCCACACAGTACTCGGTGGTTACCTAGCTGGTATAAGTCTCCTAGCTTACTCTTAGGCTCCTCTGGGGTATCGGGTACAGCATCGTCAGCTTCCTCTGGTTCTAGTAGTAGGTCCATATCGAAGCCGGTTAGCTCTTGGAGGGCTGGATCGTCTATGTCCTTTAGTTCTTCAATAGCTAACTCTAAGTCCCAGTCTGATTCGTTTAGCTTATTATCCGCTAGACGGTAGGCTTTTACTTCCTTAGCGGTTAACTCACGGCCTTGCTTGCCTGATAAGGTATTGCCTTCGTTGTCAGTAATCCAAGGCTCATCCATACCTTCGGGGTGCTTTTGCCATGCACTATATCTACCGTGACCGACAATAATAATCCCTTGTTTATCTACTACAATAGGCTGTTGCCAGCCAAACCGCTTGATTGATTTAGCTATTAACTGTACCTGTTTTTCTGGATGCTTTTTAGCATTGTCTGCATACGGCTGTATATTCATATATACAAATATACACCAGACCATGTGATGTATCTAGTGTATAGATGTGTGTTTTACTGTGAAACTTCTTTTAATTGTATTTCCATCCACATTCGTTCTGCTTCACAGGCTTTGTTTAAGTGTTTTTGCACTTCTAGATCTGATTGTAGTTCGTTTACTACCATAAAGTGGTAGATTGCTCCGGTTACTAGCCATAAGCTTAGTATTGCTATTACTAGCCATAAGCTTAGTATTGCTATAATGATGTTTTTCATACTTTTTTTAAGAAATTAATTCTTCGTTCTTTATCTGCTTTGTTGTGACATGGAATACAAAGAGCTATTAAATTAGCGGGATTGTGATTATTTGAATTTTCAATGTGATGTATTTGTAATTCTTTTTGAGCAAAACAATGTCCACATTTATTTTGTTGTTCTTCTTTTACTAATTTTTTTGTTTCTACTGGCACTTTATTGCCGTCATACAAACGTAAAGCATTTACTCTAGTGATTGAACATTGAAGTATTTGTGCTAAATCAGCATTTGAAATGCCTAAAAAATGGCCTAATTTTGCAATTTTAGCCCTTAAGGGAGTCCATTTATACCAATCTAAAAATTCTTTACCTTCTTGTTCGTACAAAGCATGTTGACGTAATGCTCTTTTGTATTCTCGCACTGTTACAGCTTTTTTAGCTCTTTTAATTCTATCTTCAGAAGACATGTTTTTTGCTGTTTTTTTTCCTCCAATACGACCTAATTCAGCAGCTGCTCGTGAGCGTTCGTTGACTGCGTTTACGTCTATTTTGTTTACTGACATAGTTTTTGTTCCATTTTGTGTACTTTATTCCATTGTTGGGTATCTCCAATAAACTCTAGTTGTTCTTCCCAGTACTCTGCGTCTTTGTTTACTGTAAGGGTAAGGTACGTGAGGCGTGGGAGTAGTTCGTAGTTATACATACTAGTTTCCAATAGATTCGTCGTATGCATTGTCTTCTCGATCAATGTTACGAGCTGTTTGTAAAAGTCGTGCTGCTTCTTCATCGTCACCTTCTTCTTTGTATAAAGCCGCTAGTTGGTGTAGTGTTTCGCTATCTCGTGTGTCTAGGGCGTTAAATACTGCTTCGTCTCTTTCTAATTGTGCTTCTGTTGGTGAGTAACTCATGATTTGTGGTGTAGGGTGGTTATCTTCCTACTCCATATATCTTAGCGCTTAGATAAAAATAAGTCAAGTGAAAAGCCGGGGTTATCCCCAGCCTTGTTTCACCGTAAAACTACTCGTGTGTAAGCAATCGGCCCAGTACTGTTGCCGGGTCTATGTCCCGTACTTCAACAAGTCTGCCCCATCGCCACATCCAACCTTTCCAATTACCATCTTCCTGTTTAATAATTGAAATAGCGTTGTGATTGTAGTTTGGATCGTGGTCGTGTGAATTCATATTCCTTTTTTAATTAATTTGTAACAATGGTTACACAGCAAGTCTTTACTTTTTGCTTCTACTCCGATAGGGAGAAACACTTTTCTGGTTCTTATAAACCATTTATTTTTCCTACAACCGTGACATTTGCCTTTTATTTTCATATTGGTTGTCCTTTAATGTGGTTAAAACCGCAGGTATCACATTGAACTGAAATCCATTTAGTACCGGGGTGGTTAGCATTGTATTCCTTTACCCAATCGTGATTTAGTACTGCTTCAACTTCTTCTTTGGAATACTTGTGATCAACTTCATTACAAGCACCTCTTTGCCTTGCTGGTATGGTTAACTTGTGCAAGTCTAGTATTTTACTCATAGGTTCCCTTTTTGGTTATGTGCCAGCCGTGACAGTCAGGGCATTGATAAATTCTTACATCTTTGTCTCTAGCTCTACCCACGTACTTTCTTGTCCTGTATACTTCGTTCTTTGTGTACCGCTTCTTACCATGACATTCAGGTTGTGATGGTGTGGCTTTCATAGTTACTTTACTACTAGGTTTGGATGAGGTTCGTGACTGTTTTCCTCTCGTGGTAGCGTGACAATAGTAGGAGCCGTAAGAACAGTAGCCGCTACGCTAATTGCATTTTTTACTGCATTCAATACAACGTTCTTTGGATCTACAATACCAAGCTCAAACATATCCACAATTTCTCCACTTTTAGAGTTCATACCGTATGTGTTTTTTCTTTTTGGATCAGAAACAAAACCATCAACATCAAGCTTCTTTCCTGCATTCGCAGTAATTTGTTTTACTGGTGCCTTAAGGGATTCTTTTAAGATTAAGCCACCAACAGTTGCAGGTAAACTCATTGTTACGTTTAGTAACGCCACACCTCCTCCGGCTACAATACCTCCATTAAGGGCTTGGTAGGCGGCTGCAATAGCGTCTTCTACCTTGAGTCGGCGATATGAAAGGGCTGATTCGGTTTGTGCTCCTACGAAATACCGGGCTGTTTTAGTGTTTAATCTGGCCTTGCGTAGCTCTGAATCCTCACTATCGTCTAAGGTGTTAATGTGTCCTGTTACGTCTTTTATTCCATCAAGGAACGTATCTTGCTTGTCTATAAGGATGTTCTTTACTTGTCCGAGATGCTCAAACTGCAAGTCCTTCATAGGAAATCCTGCGGCCGCGTCTACCACACGTGCTCCTGTAGCTACAGACAAGTCTTCATACCACAGGTCTTTCCAAAGGACAGGCATTTTTACAAGGACAATTCTAAAGCCTTTTTTTGCTCGTGTAAGAATCAAGTCGTTTACAATCAGTGGCTCAAAGTCATCAACAAACACCACTAAGTCCTTTATGTCCTTTTCAAACAAAGCTCGAGCAATGGTGTCAAAGTCAGCGGCACTTGATAGCTTTTGTTTGGTAAGCAGAATGTATGGATTCTTAATACGGATTGCGTTAGTATTCTGACCTGTTTCAGTAGCGTCACACATGTATGGTGACACAAAAGTAGCTCCTTCTACCGTAATACCTGAACCAATAGTGTAGTGGTCGGCACCAGTCTTTGACACATCCCAGTAGACGATACCTTTTTGTCCAATTTCCTTGTAGATGTCAGCAATGGTGCCCCCAATCTCCTCATCCTCAGCAGAAATGGTAGCTACTTGCTTTAAACGTTCTACATTAAACGTACCGTCCTCTTTTACTAGGTTTTCTGTTTGAGTGTCTAGACTTTCCTCAATAAGCGGTAAACATGCCTCTAGAGACCGCTTGATGTCCATAGGGTGATGGTCTGCGGTATGCTTTAGTCCTTCCTCAATAATAGCGGCGGTTGTAACACAGGTAGTTGAAGAACCGTCACCAGACGCTTTGTTTGCTCGGTTGATGGATTCTAATAGGATTTGTTTACCAAGGTTTTCAATAGGATCAGCCAACAATACTGCGTTTGCAATGCTATACCCATCGTTTGTGGTCAGATAACCGGGAGTCTCAATAGCTTCAATAATAGCGTTATTTCCTCCGGTACCCATAGTGGAACCAACAGCTTTAGCTACTTTGTCGATTCCAGCTTTAAGTTTTGTTTGTGCGTCAAAGTGTAAATTATCTCTCATGATTTATATTCTCTAGCGTATAAAGGGTCGTTCTTTTGAAGGGCAGAACGAATATGGTACGAAAGGTACACATGATTTGGCACGTCGTGCGGGAAGTGTATTTGCTTTCCACACCGTGTACATCGTTCTAAATAACCCTGTTCGGTTTGTGCTACCTGACGGAAGTCGTGCAGGTAGTTATTTCGACAATAGCTATTCTGGTACCTCCGCATACTCAACAGCTCTAACGTCCTCCCACTTTACTAACCAGTAATGGGATTCTTTGTCTTTAGGAAACTTAGCTGCGAGCCATGAGTCAAAATAAACTTTGTCCCCTTTATTAATTAATTTTGGTGGCTTTTCTAGCGCTGTTCCTGTCCAAACGTGTCCGTATTCTTCCGGGTCAATCATTTCATCATAGTCAATAACAACACCAATCTCTTGGTAGGTTTCTCGACCTGAAGCAATAAAAGACTCCTGTGGTAGTGGCTCAATCAAAAGATGGCCATTTACGGGCTTAATCATTGTTTTCTTCGTTAAACAAGTCTTGTAATGGTTCGTCTTCTACAATGGTAGCTTTACCTTTAGGCTTGTCAGTTTCACTGTAAAACTTAGGAACCTGCTCGGTCTCTACACGCTCACCTATATCCTCAAATACACGTTTGAGTTTATTTAACATACTATCCTTCTGTTACAAGTGGAGACGGTACTGGTTGTGGAGTAATGTCGATAGGACGACTTTGAACGGTAATTTCAAAACCTCCTTTTCCATTTGGAACAAATGTTGGGAATGTAGCAAAGTCAATCTGGTGTTTTTGCACTAACTCACCGTATTCCTTAATAAAGTCTTTTGCTCGGTCTTCTGCTGTTTTCTGTTCTTCTGACATATTGTTTATCATTTAATTTAATTAATTAACCTGATCGTGCAGGCTCATTTATTTTGATGCTTACACGAGCGTCATTTGCACGTCCAAAGATTCTGATTAAGTGGCGAAATGCAGTGGCAGTTTCTCCTTTACGGCCTAAAACAAGGCCCATATCATCTTTGTGGACGGTCAGAGTAAGTAGTACACCCATTGCATCTTGCCCTTCAGACACTGAAATACAGTCTTTATGTTTTACAAGTGGCGTAAGTACTGTTATGAGATAGTCTTTGACTTCCATAGTTTTAATTATACAAGGTCTTTGTCGTTTTGAATAGAAAGCATGTTCATAACAATATCAATTGCTTCACGTTGAGGCATAAAAGTGTTGTATCGCTCTTCTAGTTTTTTATAAGCTTCTTCTCCTAATTGTTTTATTTTAAAGTCCCTATATTCTCCCTGCTTTGAATACTCCCAACCGTGATAACGGTCTCCGTAATGGCAACCATAACAAAGCGTGTCGCAGTTCTCCGGGTCAAATCTTGTCCGGGACGCTGCTCTAGGCCAAAAATGAGAACATTGGAGATGTTCGGTTTTACCACAACGAACACATTTACCGTCACGTTCTCGTATCCATTTAGAGAAAGCGGCATCGGCTTTTTTAACGTTTGTTTTCTTTAATTTCTTCTTTTGTGCGCCAGTTGCAGACTTCACAGAGAATGGTTTTCTCTTTAGTGTAGACTTGGATCTTTTTAGTGAGGTCTTGCGAGCAAGCATGACATTTAATTGTTTTCATTTATCTTAATGAATTTACCACATTCACAAACTGCCCAGCGTGAGTCGTCCTTAGCGGCGTGTTCGTGTACACCAAGCTTCTTTTCTTGTACTTCTTCTTTGATTTCTGATCTGGTAAGGGTTGTAGCTTTGGCTGTCGCGGCTTCTACTCCTTCCTTTTCAATCAGTGGAATAGCTTCGTAAAGATTGGAATATGGTACTCCAGCTAACTTTTCAGGTTCTATTCCTCCATCAAGGACGTAGTTTTTGTGTACACTGGCTAGAATTGAAGCGTTACCAGGAGTTAGTTTTAACTCACAAAGAAACTCGTTAAACGAATAGTACGAGCCTTCCCACAAACGCTCTTCACGGATTTTGTATAGTCTAGCTCCTAATTCTAGGAATCTAGTTTCAATACTTTTTACTAGCTCGATTGTACTACGGACAAACTCGTTGTTGGTGATTTCTGACATACTGTTTTCTTTAATTTTTTCATAAGCTTCTCTGCGTCTTCTTTGGCTTTCCATTTATTACCACGCACCTCAGGACATGCGTGACGTATCACGGTGGCACCTTGATACTCTTTTACATACCCACGAAAGTGTACGGTTTGCTTATCTGGATCTTCATACTGCCATACTGCTGGTTTCATATGCTTACATTATACCTTGTTTACTTTGTAAAAAGGAAGTTATCCACCTAGGGCTTTTACCGCTTCTACAAAGGAGACTTTGTGTAATTTCTGGTATAGATCAATTGAGTCTCCGTATTCTCCGCAACCGTAGCAAACAAAGGTGTTGTTCTTTCTAATTTCACACGAAGGAGTTTTCTCGTTATGGAGGGGACAGAGCGTCTGCCTACGGCGCACAGGATGGGGCATAAGCTGGTCAATAGGGTATGACTTGGCTCTTTCTATGTTTAGAGGGTTTTTATCGTTTCTGGGGGCAATTTGGGCCGAAATAGCCCTAAGTGTGGAGGTGTACCGTTTGGTTACTGATTCTTTTTGAAGAATGTAGAACCATAAAGCCAATTGTTGTTCTAAACCACCTTTCATTTTCAGTAGTTTTACCTGAGAGAGGTCAAACGACATGTTTTCTTTTAAGGCTGCCTGAATGTCTTTGAGGTTTTCCTCAAAGACATCTATTGCTTCGTATCTGGTCATGACTGGATGTTCTTATAGATTTTAGTGGCAGCTGTTTCCTTTTCCTTGTCATCATTTACCCAGTCTGTGTACCAAACGGAGTCATCGTAAGACCAGTTCTCGGTATTGAAAGTTAGATCCACAAGGCCGGTGTTTCTGTCTGTCTTAAAGTTAATCTTACGGTTTAGTACTACGTTTACCAAAAGGTTGTTAGTGTAGTTGTAGACGTTCTTGTGTTCCTTGGCTCCTGATTTGTAAGTTTCTCGCCAAAGAATGATGGTAGTGTCTGCGTACTGTGGAATAAAGGATGAGTCCCGAATAGCTTCCACTCCTGGTGGTTCTGTAAAGTTTCCTTTAGTCATGTGAGCAATTAGGATAATGGTGAAGTTATGACGTTTAGCCATATCTTTTAGCTCCTGCATTACTTTTTTGATTTTGTAAGAAGTGTTTTCCTTTGAGTCATCGTCCAAGAGGTAGTGAAGGTGGTCAATGAAAAATATACGTGAGTCATGTTTTACCCAGGCTTCTATCATTTTACGGTACAAACCGTCTACTCCTTCAATGTTTAGGTCTCTTGTAGTGTAGAATCGAGGTAGTTCAAGTCCTTTTTTGTGGTACTTGTAGAGTACTTCTGCTGGTGTTTCCTCAAAGAGGAACATGGTAGGATTGTGCATTTTTCTAGCAATATGGACACAAAACTGTGTTTTACCTGCTTTTGGTGGGGCTGAGATGGCTACCAGTTGGTTAGAACGGAAACCATCAAGGATTTCATCTAGTCTGGTTACCCCAGTGTAGTGACGATCTTCGTTCTCTAGTGCCTTAATGTCCTCAAGAAGGGTAGTTGATAGTACGATTGAGTCTTCTCCTTCGTACTCTGCCATAAAGTCTACGAGCTTAGAAAGTGCTACAGGGTCGTTGCCTGACTTCTTTAATTCATCGTGAAGCTTTTTAGCTTCTTCTCGTGGTGTACTCATACAGGCTTTTTGTTACGGAGCTGGGATTGAACGGTGTTCATCCCAGGGTAGCTGTTAAACTGCTTCTGTTCCCTCCAGTAGTCTGATTCTATTAATTCCACAAAGGTTTGAACAAGCACCTTGTCACTCCAACCGTCCTTAAGGAGTTCATTGTATATCTTAGCGTGATAATTTAGGGTACGGCCAAAAGGAAGCCCTCTTACTTCTTCTATTAACTTTAAGTTATGAAACACCTTCTGGGGTGGTTTTGGCTTCTGTGGTTTCTTCTCTTCCTCTAGGTCAGAAACAATTTCATATTCCGAGCTTGTCTCGGTATAAATATTCTCCTCTCCTCTACTCTCTTCTATACTGGTTAAACCATTGTTAAACCCATACTTTTTATCAGGAGTCAAGTAAAGCATTGCTTTTTCAGTTTGGTATTCAGTTTTCCTAATTCTGTTTTTGTCTAGGTAATTATTTACATTCCAATCGGTTACCACCACCACACCTGACGGAAAAGATAAGAGAAAATTTTTAGCTACTAAAATCTTCACATCGTCTTCGTTACCTCCATGTATACGCAATACTTTTTTGTATGATACAAAGCCTTCATCATCAGCTTCCATTCCTAGCAAAAAGTACATTGCCTTGGCTGTCATAGACAAATCCATAAATTTGTCCGTGTCTATAATTGCTTTATCAAACATCCTTTTTTGTGCCATATTTTTAAGGTTAGGCTATACAAAAGGCAGGACGCTTTGCGAGTATCCTGCCTTTTGTACGCAAAGCTATTAACGCGATTTACTATCGCACTAATATTTTACCAAGTTTCACCGTAAAACTAAACTGGGGATTGTGTGGATATCTTTCGTTTCCACTCAATGTGGCACT